ATGACAGTTACAGATGTCACACAGATTATAGCCAATTTAGGGTTTCCTATTGCAGCATGTGTAGCGTTATATATTATGAATACTAAAACAATAGCGAAATTAACAGACGCTGTAGACGAATTAAAAAAATTAGTGGAGAGGTTACACAATGGGGATTAATGAAATATTCAAACTGATAGACGCAGGATTTACAAAGGAAGATATAATAGAATTGTCAAAACCTATTGAAGAACAGCCGGTTAAGGCAGAAGATGTTGAGGTTGCACCGCCGGAAGAAATTTCAGCAGTGCCAAATATGGATTATATAAAAGATTTGCAGAAAAGCATTGATGATTTAAAGAAAACGATTATAGCGACTAATCAGTTAAGGAATTTAGGCGGAGATAAAAGAACTACAATAGACGATATAAACGATTATATTATTAACGGAAGGAATAAAAAATAATGGCAAGTGTAAATGATTTGAATTTTAATCAAGTATCAACGCTTTTGACATCTATTGTTAAGCAAGCGACAGGACAGAGCGCGCTTACTCCTACTAATACAAGTGAATTTGTATCAGTAGCTACAACAGCGCTAAAGAATGGCGTTGACCCGGTAATGTCAGCAATCACACAGATGGTTGCACGTACTATATTTTCGATTAGACCATATTCCGAAAAATTCAAGGGTTTAAGAGTGTCTTCGGAACGTTGGGGCAATATTGTCCGTAAACTCAATATCGCCGATGGAGCGTATATTGATGATACAGCATTTGCTTTGCCAGAGGATGGGCAGAGTGTAGACATGTACAAACTCCGCCGTCCAAACATTTTGCAGACTAATTTCTATGGTGCGAATGTGTTCAGTATTGAACGGTCATATTTTAGGGAACAGTTGGAGTGCGCATTCACTTCACCGGAAGAGTTGGCAAGCTTCTACAGCATGGTAACCGGTAATATTATGGATATGATAGAGACAGCACATGAAAACCTTAAGCGCGCAACGCTTTCTAATCTTATTGGTGGAATTGTGTCCGGCGGCGGTACAGAACAGAATGTGCATTTGCTTACAGAATACAATACGAAAACTGGCGGAGAATATACAGCCGTAACGGTGATGGCTCCGGATGTTTACCCCGACTTTATGAAATTTGTATATGCTCGAATAGCTACAGTTTCCGCACTTCTTACAGAGCGTTTGCAACTACATCATATCAATGTAACTGGTAAAGCAATAACTCGTCATACACCGTATGAAAACCAGAGACTATATATGTATGCTCCGGCGATGTATGAGAGTACAGCGCGCGCGATAGCAGATACTTATCATGACACATTCTTGCGTTATGCAGACCATGAAACGGTCAACTTCTGGCAGTCTGTTGAAACGCCTGATACAGTTAATGTAACGCCGTCATATCTCAAGGCTGACGGCACTATTACAACGCCGAGCTCTGAGGTGTCTGTTCCTAAAGTATTTGCACTCCTCTGTGATGAGGAATCCTGCGGCATGACAGTTGTTAACGAATGGAGCGCAACAAGCCCCCTCAATATTACAGGCGGTTATTATAATGTTGCATGGCATTTTACGGATAGATTTTGGAACGACTTTACCGAAAATGCTGTAGTTTTTACAATGGATTAATATTATGAAAGTTACGTTATATTCAGGATTTGGAAAGCGGAACAATTCAACCAAAACGCCCTCCACAGAGGGGGTTGCATACACCGGAACGCTGAAAGATAATTGTACAATACTAAAACCCCTCATTATCTTTCAGGCTGCCGGGGCGGGCGATTATTTCCCTGCAAGCTATCCTGCAAGCTATAATTACGCTTATATTGACGCTTTTGAGAGATATTATTTTATAACGGAATGGGAATGGGTGGAACGGAATTGGATTGCAACACTTGAAGTTGACCCTATGGCAACATATAAGGGCGATATTGGAACAGGTACACATTATGTAGAGCGTTGCAGCGGAACATTTAACGGACGTATTGTTGATACTGTATATCCTGTTTTAACTAATCCTACTGTCAATATAACCGATATTAAATCTCCATGGATTGATGAAACCTATTATATTGTAGGTGTAAGTGGTGGTGGAGGTTCAACAGGGATCACTTACTATATTTTTTCATCCTCTCAATATTCAACATTTATTCAGAACATATATAATAGTAATTCGTGGTGGAATGCTTCAACTGCAGATATTACTTACGACCCCTCAATATTCAATCCGCTGGATTTTATAAAATCAATTAGGATGTACAGAAGTTCATTTGGCGGAACTGCGGTAGAAAGTGTAAATATGGGATATTGGAGCGTGCCCGCCACATGTCGAATAATATCCGACACACAAGCATATTCAAGTGTTCAAAGAACAATCACTTTGCCACAACATCCGCAAACATCGAGCCGCGGAAGCTATGTAAATTCAGATTTATATACTAAGCGTATATTATCAATTAAGCCTTTTGGTAAGATTCCTTTGGATTGCAGTCTAATCGCTGATGAAACTTCTATAAAAATATATATTGGTGTTGACGCGTATTCCGGCCGGGGATGGTTACGTGTGTCTAATGGTTCTAATTCTATGATAATTGCGGAGGCAGAGGCGCAGATAGGCGTTGATGTTTTACTTAATGTTCAGGCCGTATCGGAACTTTCACGAGCAACAGCGATAGTTAATTCAGCGTCAAGTATTATTAGCACTTTGACCGGAAACGGTTCAAATATGACTATTGAAACAGGTGTGAGCAACTGGGCGGCAATTGCCGGAGTGCCGCTGATTCGTGAGACTGGAACAGGTGGGGATTTAGCAACATTTTCTTTTGCTGAAAGTAATCGATTATGTTCAGCATTTTATTCAATAGCTGATGAATATAATTCGGAGTTTGGCCGTCCATATTGCGCACCGGCGGTATTAAGCACTGTAGGAGGTTTTATTAAGTGTGCTAATGCAGAGGTCGAATTCCCATGTCTCGCACCGGAACGCGCAAAAATTGAAGCGTACTTGAACGGAGGTTTTTTCTATGAATAGTGTGCCGTATTCATACGGTAACATCATGCTTGAAACGGCACCTGTTACGCCGTCAACAATACATGTAACGAATACCGCGTTGTCAGCATTTTTCAGACGTTATTTATTTTCTGATTTACTAAGTGTTTGGGAATGGAAAATCCCGGAGAATTGGGATAGCAATTATTTCAAAGCTGTTCTATTCTCATGGGGGTATTTTACAATTATTGATACTCCGGCATTCGGTATAATTCCACAACAGGCGGGATTAAAGGGATATAATGTACAGTATCAGCCTACTAATGCTGTAATTTCTAATCCGAGAATAAATCAAATACTTGAACCTGTAATCGGTGAAGAATGTGCTGTAATTAGAATACGTCCCGATTATTGCGGAATGCTCGACCTTGTAAATTATTACGGTGATATGATGGCGTTAACTGCGGAAACGCTCGATACAAATATACTGAATTCAAAACTTGCTTATGTCTTCGCTTCTGATAATAAAGCCGGAGCAGAAACATTTAAGAAGTTTATGGATAAAATTACCAGCGGAGAGCCTGCGGCGTTTATAGATAAAAATATGTTTGATGAAGAACACAACCCCCACTGGGTGAAGTTTAATAATGAAATCCGTGATAATTTCATAGCTAATGATTTACACGGACTTCTTAAAAATCTGTATAATGATTTTCTTAATAGAATTGGAATACCTACAGCCAATACGGATAAAAAAGAACGACTTATAACATCGGAGGTTGAAGCTAATACACAACAGTCGTTCTCCGCAATGGATATGAGTTTAAAGGAAGTCCAGCGAGGTATTGAGCAGGCTATAGAAATATTCCCTGAACTTGAGGGTAATCTGTCGGTTAAATGGAGGGTGGAACTTAATGGACGCTTGTCTTTCAATAATGGGAATAATCAACTCAACGCTTCCGACAACAGCTGACTTTGAGGATTTAGCTTCAAAATTTAAAAGCTGGTGTAATGTTTCAAGTGATTGGATATCAACACAGCTCGCCGGATATATTCTTATAAATACTGCGGAGCTTGAATTCATATTTCCCGACCCTAAATTTGCTGAAATTGCTATTAGTGCATGGGCTCAAGTAAATGATGTGAGATTTACGGAATTATATAATACCACTACTGCGGAATTCTATAATTCGTTTGAACCTCTTGAAAATTACAATATGGAAGAGACAACTACTCAAGAAGATACTAATACCGGAACTGATACGCACACACACAGTGGAGGGACAACCACTGAAGATAGTATTACGACTAATGATACCGGAACAGTATCAGACAGCGGGGAGGCCAGTCGTGACGGAACTACTACGCATAAAGTATCGGCATTTAATTCATCAACATTAGCGGATGCACATAGTGACACTGATAATTTTAGTACTACTTCTACTAATACCAGAACTGACAATTTAACGCATACAACTACAGAGGAACACACATTTACAGATACGCAAAAGCTCGATATAAGCAGAAGTGATATATTAAATCGTACAGTAACGCTAAGTCGTCATGGAAACATCGGAGTAACTACAAGTCAGCAAATGGCGCAAAGTCAGCGAGATTTGGTCATGTTTGATTTTAATAAATACATATGTGACGAATTTAAAAATGAATTTTGTATTTTGTTATATTAAGAGGTGCCAGAATGTATTACTTTCCTTATACAAATTTTCACGACTTAAATTTAGATTGGATAATTGAATATGTAAAATCCGCTAAAAGTGAAATAGAAGATTTAATAAATCAATTTGAAAACTTAATAGTTCAAACGACCGGCGATTCAACAAATAAGGTGATGAGCCAAAACGCTGTAACGGAACAGTTGAATTATTTAAGCTCCAGAATTAACAGTCTTAATACTACAGTCGAGGAATTAACCAATAAAGTCAATCAGGATATAGCTAATCTTGCTTCTTTTGAAGGTGAGACGGCATCAAATTTTGATTCTGACAGGTTGAGATTATCAACTATTGAGAAAGCATTAACCAGATTTTATGTGGTTGTTACACATACCGACCAAGACACTACTTGTAATGTATCAATGAGTGAGTTATTGTCATATAGAACGTTAGCGAACGTTCGCTATTATATTATAGACGCTGTCAATAATTTTACGAGATCCGCATATGAGGTGTACTCCCCGACTTCCGCAGCAGCGGTTATGATTCAAACAATGCCGTTTGCAGCTGAAAACGCAGTATATCGTGCTACACTATACACAGTATCTGGGGACATATTATACTCGGTTATCTCTCTTGTATCAGTATCTCAATCATCTGGTCAAAGTCAAACATCGGTAATGTCGCAGCGAGCGGTTACGGATTTTGTCAACACTTCCAATTTGCCGAGGTATCCACGATATGAAATACAGTCTGACGGAGAGACAATACCGTCGGGGCAGCTTAACATATTACAAAATATTCTTAACGCAATAGTAGTTAATAATTATTCACCTCAAATTTACTTGAATATTACTACGGACAATTTGACTGAACAATTATATGTTGACAGTGCAAATAGCACCGGGTATGTTTTGCGAAATAATAACTATATTATAACATATACTACCAAACCGTCAGCAACTATAGAACCCGTTGAAAAAGTGTTTACTTCTTCAGTTACAGGAATCTTCCGAATATCTGCGGGAGCAGTAACAGGATATAGCATATTAAAAATAATCGGAACGGATGTCGATTTAACAAATTATTATATTGTTGACGCTGATATTACAAATTTAATAGGTGGAGATTCAACATTAATTTCCGTGTCTCCAGTAGCCGGGAATCCTGTAATATTAATATATACGAATGCTGTTGCATTCTCGGGCAGTTGGACTGTCACTTGCAGACATAAATAAAGCGGGCGCCGCCCGCTTTATTTTTTAAAATGGACAATAATCGTCGTCATTAACAATTGGCATTTTAGAAGCTGTCTGAGGCTCATCGTCCGTTTCATCCGGCTTGATACCCCGGACTATATAGAGCTTATCAATAAATAATCTAAGGTTATAATCTAATGATTTTTTGGGCTTTTCTACGACACCCTCAATAATTACTTCTGCACCTTTAGGAATAAAGTGCAGCACATTTTTTAATTGTTCCTTATTACCAATAATATCATAAAATACTGTATTTTTGAATATTTGGCAGGCCAGAGAGTTTGCAACCATAACTTTGGTACTTGTTTTAACCTCGCTCCACTCCTTACATAATCTTCCGTGAATAATTGTTTTGTTGTACATTTTCTTTCTCCTTTAATAATTAATATTTATCTATATTTAAAATATAAGATACTAACCCATATAATAGCAATAATTATTGCTATTATTAACCTAATAGCCCAGAATTTTAATAATTCTATCCATGTAAAATCATTTTTCATTTATACACCTCAATACATTTTTATATATTTTAATAGCAATTTTAATAGATACCCCTTTTCCGCTTCGGCTTCGCCGAAATATACAGCGTTTACAATACTTCGGTATTTATTGCGGAATACAAGTATGTCGTATTCATTAAGCTTAAACACTTTAGGCGCTCCGCTTTTATGTGTTGACAAGTAGTACGGTTTTTGCCGGGATTTATGCCGGTATATTGTAATTTCACCTATTGTCACAACAGGTATATATTCAGCAAGTGGACGTGACACATCTAAGAAGCTGTCCATATCTTCAAACAGGTTATCAATAGCTTGATTGGCAAATGCCGTGTCTTTCGTATATTTATATAATGCTGTTTTCTTTTTGCGCTCGCTTATTGGCGAATTTAGATATAAAGCTATTAAACGTTCATGTTCTCTGTCTATTTTCAATTCTTTCTTATTACGGTACATTTCCATAATTGGACTTATCATATTAAGCGTCAAAAAGTAGTCATTGTTTAAAATTGTAGAATTACATATGCTAATAACGCGGAGTGCCGGGCGACCCTCTAACTCTCTATTACGATTGATTGTCTCATAAGCATTGAAGAACGTGAAAGCCTCGCCATTCATGCTTTGCCCCTTTAATGTCTGAGGTATCGCCTCATCCTGTATTATAAAATCGATATCCGTCATATCTCCGCCGCGGAAATTTGCAAAGGTTGATAAGCTCATCATATGTCCAAGACATTCACCCCAGGCTTTACCATCCTCATCAGCATAATAAAAGCTATAACAATCATCTCCATTCAGATAAGGTCTAATGTCTATTCCTTTATCAGTATTTAGTTTTTTAAATACATTGAACGCGTCGGTTGACAGCTTTTTAACTTCAGAAGCTTTACGCCTTAACAGTATAAATTTAGTATGATGTTTTAATACTATTGTTTCAAGTATAGTATAAGTCTTTCCGATTCCTCGACCGCCAATTAACCACATAAACGGCAAACCCTTACTTAACAGATATTCAATATCCGGATATCCTGACGGTTGATATAATTTGCTTTTCTTTACTCTATCCATCGTATCTTTTCCATATCAAAATAGTTTTTTCGTAGCCATTCAAGGGATGAATTACTAATACGTTTTAATATGTCCTCAATATCTATACTTGTACTAAGCTTATATGTCGTTGGTACTATTGCGACATTTGACGAGATATGAAGATTATGACCGTCAATTTTCAAATCTATGTCCGTATCATTATCATTATAAATAGCCCGAGTTCCTCCGGCTTTGCTCCAAATAAAGCCGTCCTTGAATTTCTCAATATCTCCGAGTTCTTCTGCGCCGGACGGATTATTGCCTTTTCGGAATTTATTCACCCCTGCCACAGTCACTTTTAATTCTCCGTCCTTAACCTGTGCGTACTTCTTTGCCCCCAGAGTGACGAATTTTTCGCTCACTCCCTCGTTTTCATATACCCCCATATAATGAGCACCCCCCTTTATGTCAACCGCCTTGTAGCCCATTTTTTGAGCCTCTGCGACCATGCGTTTATTATACTCAATAAGGTCATGTTTTCCAATGAATTTTACGCTGTCTGTATCACCGTAAACAAAATCACGTCCAACAATCCACATAAACGCCTTTAGGTCCTGCCGGGCATAAGCTGTAACCCATACACCGACAGCATACGGGAGAAAAGGCGAACGCTTCATTTTAGCAAGCTTCTCCTCTTTTGTGTCTATGAGATAGTATTCGTCAGTTGAAAAAAGATACGCTATATCGTCTTTCAAAGTGTTTTGTACCGTCATACCATACAACGCGTTGATTTTCTTTTTTGACTCTGCATATGCAATTTTATCTTCTCCGCCTTTCAGCTCTGTCTTTTTTATAAACAAATCAATCACCAGCTTCCTAAATTCGTAGGGCAAATATCGTTTGAGAGACTTATAACATTCTATTATTGTTATATCGTGCAAAGAAATGTTATAATCCTCTAATAAAATTATTAAGTCAATTTCTGTAATAGTTGTCTCCAAACTTTCAGCGTACAATATTCGCCCGTTATCGAGCAAATAGTTTTTTATGTTCCGACACTTACTGAACGATATATACGGTTGATGCCATTTCTTAAGTTCTACATGTTCCAATCGTACACGGAATACGTATCCGAATTTTTCCGAATTTGATAGTATGGTTTTAATATCATCTGTCGTTTCTCTAAACTCGGTCAGCGGAAATTTTTTATTAACCATTTCGTAAGGATATGAGCTTTCACGGTCATAGCTTCCAACATTATATAATATCTTTCCAACATAGAAACGGTTAGCGTGAGTATCTCCACCTCTAAACGCTTCACGCAACAGTTCAAACACGTGTAAGGTGGGCACTAAACCGCGTAATATTCCGTTATATGGGAATAACACCTTTTTTGCCATTCGCCGAACATATCCTGTTGAAGTATATGGAATTGTATTTAGTGTGTCTCCATTAGCTTTTAACAAAGCTTTAATCGCGCATGATAGTCCTACAACATCATTACGCATATAAATTAAATCTTCAGTTTCTATTTCCGTCCAAGGATAACGTACTACGTCGTAATTCATTTCCGTTTTCTGTAATGCTTTAGGAACGTTCATATCTTTCATAAACCGTTCAAGACCTACACCCGCAAGCTTGTAACTACAACGAAATTCTACTTTACCCCACACACAGTACAAAGGTTCTCTAACGTCAACTAAAAACACATCTTTTCGGTCAAACTCATGAATGCCCTTTAAAAATTGGAATTCGTGAGCTAAATTATGAACATATATAATTAATCGCTTCTTCTCCGGAATTATTCGGTTTATTTCGTCAATCACGGTTATAAAATCTTCCCAAGTTCGGCCATATATTACAGGCATACCCCATATATGCAGCTGCCATATATACATAAACGCGTGAATCCCCTCTTTGTATTCAGTTTTGCTCGTTTCTATATCCCATGACGATATTACTTCCAGATACTTATTAACTGTTTTCGTCAATAATATCTTGGACAGTCTTGTGTTTAGCGTCTCCTTGAATGAAAGCATTTACAAGCTCCTCTGACGAATATATATCTATTAGTTTAGTGTTCTTCGCCGCGGCCATAAAATCGGCAAATTTATTATATTTAGAAACTGGAATATTATATCCGTGTTTTTTTAATGTTGCAACACTTTTTCGGCGTACTTCTCTTAGCCCCGCAACGCTTGCAAACTTATTTTTATATAAATTCTCCGCAATTTCTCGATAAAATGGTAAATCTTCATCTGATATATCCTTAGGGGCTTCTAAATCAAATAATCCGCTTTTAAGCACTTTGTCATAATCCGACCATTCCTTAGACGCTGAAAACCTTTGCTCACGCTTCTTAAGAATATAATACAATCTGCGGTATTCTTGCCTATCTGTCATTAGCGTTATCCTCTGTCATAATATCTAAACATTCTTTAACTGCCGACAGCTTCGCTTGATAGATATCAGTTTCCAAACTATTCTTGCAGACACTATAGTGTCGACGGTACATTATTTCATAATAATTATATAATTTAATCATTTTATCCGTTTTTGTCATCGTCTAAAACTCCCCATACTAAAACATTGTAGTAGTCGTCAACTCTACATTTTGCCAACCCTGACTTACTATTAACACATTCATATATTGAATTTAAATCCTCTTGATGAATTCCGCCTTTTAAAAAATGAGAGTATATATCACCGTTTGACGCGCGAAATGTTATAACATCATTACCGTTCATAAACTCAATTCCTTGAGGTGCTAATAATACCGTTTTACTTCCTATGTGATAATCTAATACGCAGTAGCCAGTTGCATCGTATAACAATACTGTGTAATACCCTGTACATTCATCATCCACTGCATAACCCCGATATATAATATAATCGTCACATACTTTATTTAATCGGTCGATTTCATCCCACGTATGAAGCTCAAAGTCATCATCCATACCTAACGTGTCTTTAAAGTTCCTGTATTCGTTCATATCTACATCCCCTTTCGTTGATGAATATAGTATAACAAAAAAAATATTTCAACGTAAGATATAAATTGTAAATGATTAATAATATTTGTGTTGAATTTGTGTTAAGATGTAGTTAGCATATGCTAACTATAGTAATTATGAATTTCGTTAAAAATTTAACGAAGTGTAATATAGTAATTATGAATAGATATTATGTGTATTGTAAATGTTATGTGAAGCTTTGTAATATTAACAAATTGTTCATGAAGTTCATGGGAAATTCATTTTGTTCACAATTTGTTAAT